GAATATTTTTCAAATATCCTAATCTATTCCTATATATATTCTAATTCTTCTTCAGACCAAGATTCTAATTCTGCTGCTACTTGTTCTGCACCTCCATATACTCCAGCCTTTTTTAATACATCTGCAGAAGCTTTATCAAATTCAAATTTATAAAAATCTCCTGCTGATTTATCTATTTTAGCTGTTAAGAATTTTGTATTACCTGTTGCTGGTCCTTTGGTATCTCTTCGAAGCGGAGATCCTGATAAAAACTCTCCTTGTTCTAATGGAATTTGAACTTCTGAACCATCTTCTGCTGTATAATAGTAGTCTTCAAATGTTGCTCCCATTTTATCTAAATCTAGCACATCTTCCCAATCTAGCTCAAACATTTCTTTAATTATTTTACTATCATTACTTCTTGATTTACCTTCAAAGAGTTGTTTATATTTTTTTGCTAGATTCATTTTTTGTTCTTCCTTTTTATAATATTCGCTATATCCCATATCATTAATAAATATGTTAGACATCAAATCTTTTATATAATTCCAATACTATTCTACGATATCCTTCTTGATTTGTTAATAACAAACTATTTTTATAATTTTCCCAGGCAATAATATATGTTTTATCTAAAACGCCATTATTAACTGTTTTAATTATTTCATTCAATGCATTAACTGTATACAATGTATTTGTATCTTTCTTTCTATGTATTAAAATTGTATTTGGTGTTTTCTTATAATCTTCTTTCGGATCTACATTATATGTAACATAAAGATCATTTGGTTTATCAGCATCATTAAATACAAAGATTTTTTTCTCAACAATCGTGTAGCTTTGTTTAACATAATCTACGATAAGATTTAAATCTTTTCTATGCGCGAATGTACATAATAAATTTGTTCTTGCCACAATCTTGTCCCTGTTTTATTTCTATTATAAATATCGACTTTTACGCTGAAACCGCTCTATATTTCACCTTTAACTCTAGAGCCTGCTGCACCAAAGAAGTCTTCAAATGCTGGATGGTTAAATGTTGGTGCAGGTCCTTTTTGAGCTAAATCAGAAGTCCATTGGCCATCTGCAAATCTAAATTTTAATGGTATTATTGCTAAAACCTCACCATCACCTATTATTTCCATATCTCGTACATAATCTGCTTGAGTATCTTTAAATGCTTGCAGATTAATCGATAACTGTTTTGTTTTTGCTTTTATCATGTTATATGATGGAATAGATACTAATTTCTTGCCTCCTAATGCTACATATAGATAAGTTGCATCTGGGTTAGACATATCTGTACGTAAAATGTATGCTATCAATTCAGAAAAATCGTCTAATTCGCCAGGCTTATTAAACTGAGCTGCTATGTCCATCATAGCATCAATAGCAGGATTCAAGAATTGTTTTTTAGCATTCAATGCTGGTTGTCTATCAGCAAGTTTCATTACTCCCATATATATTTTTCTATATGCATAACTTTGTTCTGTTTCCATTTTACCTGCACGCCATTTATCATAATTCATTGTATCTGGATCTGCAGGTTCTATATTATTCCATAAATCCCATACACCACCTTCTTTTTTATCTGGATATGCTGTTACAAAGTCATTGACATTTTTTATATAAATTTTTAATGCTTTATCTATAGCTGCAGCTTCATCACCTCCCAGATTGTACATATAACTTAACAATCCTTTATACTTAGTATCATCTATTTCAATTTCAAAACCATATAGTCTCTTTAATATTTTATTCAAAGATAAACTTCCAAATTGTGCTGGTCCGTATTTTAATGATACATAAATATTATTATCTTTATTATTTATAATATCTATGTTTACTAAATTATCTGCAACCTCTGAACCTCCTTGTCCTCTAACATTTACTCTTGCAACATAGTTATATTTTGTAGGTTCATATAATCTATCAATAGCCATTTTAGTTTCTTGAGCTGCGGATGATGCATCATTCCAATACTTATAAAATGATTTTGTAAAATTATTTTCATCATCTAAATATTTTGCTTTATATGATGCAAATGTATTTAATGCAATTTGTTTTGTTTGATCATTGTTTGCTAAAGACTTGCCTGCTTTATCTATTATGTTTACAAAATCATCTAAGTTTACAGGATCTGCAACAGATGCATTTTTTGCTAAATAACTTAATGCAACCGCATAAAATATTTCATGTAAATTTTCTGTTGCAACATTTGCAGTCATTGGTTTTAATTCTGCATCATATTTACCTATTTTAACTTTATCTTCTTCAACTGGTTTTGCGTCTAAAAATGCTTGATCTAATTGATCTAAAGTTTCTATGATAGGCTTAGGGTCTATATTATATTCTACAAGTATTTGTTCTAGAACATGTAGTTCTTTTTGATTATACGGTTGTATTGCATAACCATTTGGCAGTCTGTAAAACCACTCAGTTAATATGTTATTAATGTTCTTTTGCATTTATAATAAATATGTAATTATACGACTTTCTCGGTCATATTCTGCATGTCATGCATAGTTTTACCTGCTTTGATCTTAACTGGAAATTTATTATTTGTCATAGTATTTTTTAGTTTAATAATTAAATCTTTTCCGTCTTTTATATTAAAATCAAATAACAATGAATCATATGTATATAAAATTAATTTTGTATCATATGGACCTAGCAATGCATTAACTTCATTCATTACAGCCATATTATATTCTGTTTCCATACTTTGCAAATAATAATTAAATAATTTACTTGGATTCATATCAGACATTGCATTTCTAAATAATTTTCGATTTAGTATAGCTGTTTCCATATATCCTTTAGATTGATATTCTTGCCATAACTTATAAGTAAAATCTTTTACTTTACCAAAAAATGGAATTTTTGCAAAATCTTTATCAACTCCACCATATAATAATCTAAATGATATTTGTTTACTTTGTTCATATTCTTCTTCTGATATTTTATCTTTACCAAAATATTGTTTACCTAAATATGTATGAACATTTTCTTTACCAAAATCATAATCTATTATATCTCCTATTAATCTTAAATGGTAAGAATCGTAGTCTAACTCTAATAACATACCATATTCATGTCTTGATATAAATGATTCTCTAGACCCATCTTCTTTATTTATTGCAGCATAATTTACGCCGCCATGTTTATTTGAAGGCCTACCTGTTGTTGTATAAATATTATATTCTGTATATGCTGTCTTACCTACTAAATTATTTGTTTGAAATTTTTCTACAAATTTATCATAATTAACTTTTAATCCATTTCTTTCAATAGCATGTAAATTATCTATAAATAATTCATTATAATAATCAAATGCATCTGTACGTTTAAATGTAGCATATGCCTGCATAAATTTATCTTTCATAGCTGAACATCTTTCATAATGTTTAACTATAGGAACATAATCATGCACATTGGTTTCGTTATAGTACCATTTATTATACCAATCATGCGCACTTGTATCACAATCTTCTAATTGTAACATTTTATTTGATTGAAAATATTCAACTAAGTCTGCATCATAGGTCTTATGATGATAAAAATTTACAAAGCGTTTCTTTCCCAAAACATATATATCAGCCTTACTTGTAAGCCTGTTTAGATGTTCGGATTCTAGGCATATACAGTCCTTATGACGGTATGGGACTATATATTCTTTTTTAGTATCCATTATGTATATATAAATAAAACTTATTGTATTATTAACATAATGTCGATATAAATCAGAAAATACTGGTGCCCAAAAACTATTTGATGTCTGTAAGGCTTGATGTAGCTCTTGTAACCTTTTATTGTCTTCTACAATTTTCATTAATTAATTATAATGAATTTTTTTCAAATAACCAAATTAATATCCAGAAGATTGTCCACCACCAGCCGAGTCTTTAGCTCTTGCTTGTTGCATTGCATATTGGCCTGGAGTCATTAATTTATCATGCGGAACTTTATCACTATGGGTTTTACCTCTCATTGGACCCATTTGTGCATGAATATGATAATAACCTACATATGGAGTTCCATCAGGTAATACAAATTCTGATCCATCTGTATGCAAATTATCTTGTTGCTGTCCTGCAGGACCATCACCACGTATTTGAGAGTATGGAGAATGTTGAGTTAAATCACGTAATGCATCTGATAAACCTGGCATTTTCATATTCTGAGCGAATGCCGTTCTTCTGTTTGTGGATTCTATTCCATATGATTTAATTCGTGTTTTTTCTTTGTCATGATATATATCATACCGTGGTCCAGTTATCTTCCATCTAATAGCTATTTTATCATATATAAATCCATTAATATTTTTACCATCTTTAGATTTAACATCTTTATATTGTTTCTTGTCAATTTCTATAACTGGTTTATCTTGATCATTTTTTTGTTTGATAAAATATCTCATCATATACCCATTCGCAATATCATTAGGACCAGGTCCTGGAGTTTTATATACAGGTGATTTGAATTCATATAAATTTTGTGTTGTTAATAAATCGTATACAATTATATCTCGAGTAGTATTTTGTTCTTGATATTTTCGTAATACAATAGAATCATCGTTAGGAAATGCACCTGTCATTACTAATTCATAGTTACCAAAATAATGATAAGGACCTGCATATTCTTTACCCTCAAATGTCATATATTCTTGACCATGAGTATAATTTCCATAATGTCTATCTTTTTTTGCGTAATATCGTCCCATTATTTTTCTATCCTACATATTGTATCAACTTCTGTTGTCCATTGATTTGGTGTTAATGTATGTTTTGTTTTTTTAACTGTAAATACTATATTTATGTTATTTGTATAATATCGTGATGGTGCTAAATTAGTTATACATGCATTACCAAATTGTATGCCAGCAATGCCTTCTAATGTTGCCGACATTTCTAATGGATACATATCTTTTCTAAATCCAGCTTTATCACTATGTTCAAATGCAGATTCTACATATGCTTTTAAGTTTGATTTTGCTGCAGATATTGATTCTTCATTATATCCTGTATCATGTATTACTTCGCGCGATTCAATTAAACTATTTCTTATCTTAGCTTTATTTACTAACGTTACTACTTGTTCTCCTTTAATAACTTCTACTGCTGCATTCTTTTTTCCTGAGGCTGCTCCAGTACCACCTACAAATGCTGCTGCAGCCATATCTTTTGGAACCTTTCCAGTCAATTGTACGTTTCTAGTAGAATTATCACCACCTGCCTTTCCGCCTGCATTAAATTCTAATTTTGGAGTTTGTCCAGCCGATCCTGGAACCCAGTTCCTATCTACTACATACATATATTTATCACCACCGGATTCTCCATAATGAGCTGCTTGTTCAGGTGTCATTTGAGTTACTGTTAAGTCCCATGCGCCACCTGTATGATTATATATTTCTTGGAACAATTTGTTTAAAAATTTTCCTATTCCTATCTTTGAACCTTCTCCTCCCATTTCAGATGCACCGGCTATGCTTCTTAACAAGTCTCTAGAGATTAATGTATTTGCAATTTTTGCTTTTCCTGATCCATCCATTACCATAGGATTTGGAAAATTCTTACCCCATATTTTTGATGCACCAAAAAATCGTCCAATTGCGCCTCCACCTGTTCCACCATAATGTGATGAACCTCTTGTATTTGTTCCGCGTATTAATATCTTCATAGGATTAGCAGAAAATAACTTATCATATTCTTTACCAATAGTAACATTATTATTACATACATATTGAATACCTTGAACATCTACATTTTGACTTTCTATATTTCCTTGTAATAAATCTTTATTAATTAATTTATTAATAATATATCCTAAGGATGCAAATATAACATTACCTCCTACCATATTATCATTTGCAGGTTCTGGAGCTGCATCAGGACAATCACAACCAGCTATATGTGCTACTCCACCCATACCAGGATAAACATATCCTTCATCTTCATCTAAGTCTTCATGATCATCCATTTTATCTTGCACATCATAATCAAATACATCAAAAATATTAACACAAGTTTGAGTTTCATTTAGTCCTGCAAAATCTGAAGTAAATTCTCTTCCATCATCAGCTAATTTTGAATTTACATTTAATTCTGTAATTAAGTTTCCTTTTCCTACAGCTTTTATTTCGCAATCATAACCTAATTCATTATTTAATTTAAATGAATAGTCATATACTACTCCTTTAAATTCATCGTTATTTGCTGGTCCAGATACTCCTACTCTACCATATGCTATATTGACATCCGTTCCTGGAATCATAAATTTTTTCTCAAACGATTCAAATGATTGTTTATCAAAACATTTTACTTCTAATATACATTTTACTAATGATCCATAATCACCAGACATTTCAACTGTAAATTTTTGAATAGCCGGAGTCGGTCTTCCAGATGTTGTTGCATATCTAGATGATAAACTTGTATCACCTAATGTAGATAATTGTCCTTCAGCTGCAATTTTAGTTCCTACTACTCGTTGTTTGGTTTCCATGGCTTCAGATTCTTTAGCTTCACCAAACAAAGTTTCTGAATTAAGACCAGGAGTTGTAAAAGTTACTACATCTGTTAAAAATCTTCCTGCAGAACCTAATGCATCTTTAGCTGCCTGACCTGTATCAAGATCTTGATAATTTTGAGTTACTGGTTCTGTTCTTCTAGCATTAATAGAAACATAACAGCCGTTAACTTTTCGGCTTTCCATATAACCCATGCTTTTTCTTCTATCAAGTTCTTTTCGGACGAACTCTTGGGCAGCTGAATAAAATACTCCTGCCATATTATCTCTCCGCTTGTTTCATTTTTAATAATGCATGTAGTTCTCGTTTTGCTGGAATACGTAATCTTATTCCTGCAGGGACTATTAATGTACCTTTTCCTAAATGATTTGCCTGAGCTAATACCCACCATTGAGATGAATCTTCATAATATTCATATGCAAGATTATCTAATCTATCTCCTTCTCGTGCAATTATATAATAATCTTGATCAGAAGCTTCTACCTTTGGTGGCAATGCAGACATATGCGTTCTACGCTTCTTTTTTAGGTCTAATTTTTTATCAATAATGTCTTCATATCTATTCATAAACTATCTCCTATCCAAATGGGTTCAAGAAATTAATAATTTTTTTACCTCCTGATTTTACACCATCATATGTTTTACTTGCTAATCCAGATATTTGTTTAGATGCTGCATTATCTCCTGATTGGTCTCCTGGTATAAAGAAATCTAATAATCCATCTCCTGCATCTACAACACCACCTGCTATATCACCTGTAATATCTTTAAACATGTTATATGGTTCATCAGCTACAGATGATACTCCTTCAGGCAATCCTTCTATCAAATCATCTACTGCATCAAATTGTGACGGTTGTTTTCCATCAGCTGCTCCGGCTGCTACATTTGATCCTCTAAATTTTGCAACATCAAAAAACTTAGCACCATCTTGAGGTATCTCAGAGCCTATATATGCAAATTCTATAGTTACATTACAATATAACGGTAAACGTTTTCCAGCTGTTATTTCCCATGGTACTTCTGGATCTAAATCAATTCCTACATTTGTTATATAACATGGCATTCCATTATACATATCTCCTAATGTCAATTCAACAAATGTTCCAGTATATCCATTACCTACATATTTAGGAGCAGTAAATCCTGCTAATACATTTAATTTATCCCACATTGGAATTAACTCTCCGGCCGATGCTGCTGCTATTGTTAAATCTAATGATACAGTTCTACCAAAACCAGAATATATTATTTTTGGATCTGCTCTACCAATTTCTTTTTCTGTTGCCCATTCTGGTGAAAATGAATCACTTATTGAATTAATTCCCGCTCTCCAATATAATGCATCACCTCCACCTTGTCTTGTAATAAAGAATGGAACAATATCTTCTTTACTAGGACTTCCACCTACGCCTAATAAGTTTAATTCATCTGCCTGACTAGCACCACCATATCCTAGTTGATCTCTACTTCGAGTTTGTATTTCATTCCTAATACCATTACTAATAGCTCTTCTAAATTCTTGTACTTTTTTAGTTCCTGTTACTACACCTGATTGTTTTGCTGCAGCCCTTAATTCTGCATAATTCATATAATTATATACTAATGGAGTTCCAGCCGAAGCTTTTGGTTTTCCTCCTACTGTTTTTATATTACCTGCTTCTTCTGGAGATGCATCTGGATTTTGTAATGGATCTAGTTTAGCTAATATTTCTTGATCAACTGTTTGAATATCTTTTGTTTCTTGTCCTGATATTGGTAGTTGGCCGGCTGCTGGTGATGCTCCTACTTTAGGCGAAGAAGGACTATATAATTGAGTAACTGGTAATGCATTATACATTGGAATTATAGTCGGATCATTTACTCCATAAACATATGCAAATATATTACCTAATTCATCTCCTGATTCAAGTTGTCCATATTTTTGCTTTAAACTAATATAGTCATGTGGTCCACCATCATCAATTTGTTCTCTAGTATTACCTGTAAAGAATTTTAAGTCTGGTGTAAAGTAATTAAATATTGCTTCTCCAACCTTAACTGCGTTTAATCCTGATACGTCTTTACTTGATATAAGTCTATTTGGTAAAGGTTTATATCCAACTGGAGAGCCTGGTTCAAATACTCTTTCTGCAGATTTTCTTATTTGCGGAGTATTTCTATTTGACGCATCTCCTAATGTAGGATCAATTAATTGATATAAATTGATTCTATCTTGAGCATCCCAATCTTCACCAAATACTTGTCCACCATTTAATACTCTTAATACATATCCAAATGTATAAGTTGCATTTTGAAGTAATTGTGTACTAGGATTATTAGTTTGTGTTCCTGATGTACTTTCTCCAAGGAATGAATGAATATGCTCTGTAATTTTTTTACCATCAACCAATGTACGTATTAATTCATTTTCAGCATCTATAGATTGATATATATTATGTTTTGAACCTCCTGTAGGCTTACCTCTAGGTCCACCATTTGAATTAGCTATATTATAATATCCTTCTGGATAATCTGCATCTCTATTTTGATATACATGATATTTATGAGCATGATCTAATAAATTTTTATCTTCTGTATTAACAGCTCTTTGATGTGTTTCTTCAGAACCATCAAAAGATGAACCTACATATCTACCACCACCAGGATTATCATTAACACCTTCTTCTCTCGATTTATTTTGTGCAGGAGAAAAACTTTCTAAATATTTTGTTCCTATAGGAAATGGTTGAATATCAGATTCTGGTGTTCCTTCTATTATTTCTCTTCCTTCTCCAACTAAACCAGTTTGTGTATCTACTAGTGGCCTATCAATAGATTCTGCTTCTGGATCTGAACCTATAAACCTTCCACCAATTGGAGATTCATTTTGTATGTAAATTAATTCTGATGAAAATTTATCTGTTATATTTAATACACTATATCCACCTGTATCCGCATCTCTATTAGGTATACTAGCTGAATTTGGAAATCCATCTTTTGATTTTGGATCATATGTTTTTTCAATAGAATTTCCTGGTGAACTTGTGTCTTTTAATGTTCTTGCAGATCCTGGCTGCTCTTCTGATTCATAAGGTGATGAACTATTATAATGAATTCCCCAATATGCATTTCCTAAACTATCCTTTAATCCTGTACCAGTTGTTACTGCTCTTCTAATTGAAGTATATCCTATTCCATAAACTGATTTTGGTCCACCTGGTCCTGATAATGTATCTATTTCTGATCCATCAAATCCTGCTAATGCATTTTGTAATGGTTCAATAAAATTAGAAAATCCTTGAGCAATTGTTCCTAATAAATCGGTTGGCGAACCTTGATCTTCTGATATTGGAGTTCCGTCACCAAACAATTCAATTTTTAATCTAGCCAATCTATTTGCAGTAACTTCATTTGCATCAGTTTGAAGCATTTGTTTTTGTATATCTTCATACTTACCTTGAGCTCCCATACCACCATGGTTGGAACTATGAATTCCTTCTGGTGCTGAAATAATATTACTTGCAAATTTTACTGGATTATATATCTTGGTTGGCCTAACTCCTATATTTGTTTCTACATTTGGATTGGATGCATGTAGTCCAGCTTGACGAAGATTCCATATAATACCTTTAGGAGATATTAAAAATTTACCCATACGTAATGCATCTTCAGCTAATCTTGCAGCAAATGCAACTAGGCCTCCTCTTACCATTAAATTTTGTGGAGATACTCTACCACCAGGTCCGTAAAATTGAGAATCACCATCTCTTCGTTGTATACCTCTTATAATAAATGGCTGATCTGTTGCTCTACCAAAAGACATTCTATTTATATTTGGAGTATCGTATATAAGAAATTTATTATATTGAGCTTGTATACTATCTTCTTGGTATGATGTAATTTTATTTTGAATAGACGTCTGTGATAATTGGCCTGGAGCTTCACCTCTAACTCCAATCCACGTCAAATCTGATTTCATACTAACTAAACCCATTATCCTTCCTCTCCTGCATTACCTGCTCCTATATTATAGGACTTGTTAACATTCATCATACCTGAAATTTCTTCAATTACTTTGTTTCCAATTACTATCTGTACTGGTCCTTGCTGACCTCCACCACCTGCCATTCCTGATATTGCAGTTACTACGGCATCTAGTTTGGCTGCTAATGCATCTAATTTTTCTGCAGAGGTTGCATCATATACTGGTTTACCACCTTCTTCTCCTTCTTCATCGCTGCCGCCAAACATACTTCCAAGGCCTCCAGCTAAACCTCCTAAACCACCCATTAGCATGCCCATTGGACTACTACCTATCATTTGAATCTTTAATAATTTTCTTGCAGCATCTTTTTTAATATCTTTTAATTCTACTTCTTGTGGTCCTTGTGGTCCTGCTCCTGCTCCTCCTCCTGATGCTCCTGGTCCAATTGCTCCATCATTCATTTTAAGAGCACCTGGTGGAGCAAATACTGTATTTTTTCGTCCTTTTGATACTACATCATTTCCGTATTGTAAATTTGTTCCTGCTACAATTGTATCTTTATTATTAAATGATATTGCTCCTTCTGGTCCATATAATACTCTATCTCCAAATCCACTTGAACCTGACTTAGGTGATATAACACCGTCACTCATAAATGACATACCTAAGGCAATAACTCCAGCAGCTGCAATTCCTCCTAATATTGCTCCTACATATGGTATAGCAGCTAATGATTGATAAGCTTTCATGGCAGCCTGTCCAATCATTTTTATTAATCCTTTACTTTGTAATGCTAAAACAATTTTTTCTTTTGCGGCCATTATAGTAGTCCACATTACTTTAGCTTCTGCCATTACTAATTGTCCTTTTTCAACTAAAAACTGTGAGTTCATTATTCCTAACTTTATTTGCTCATACATGTTACTTATAACTCTCTGTGCATTAGTTGCAATTCTTGTTGCCAATCCAGCCTTTTCTACACCTTGAGTTGCGGTAGCTGTTCCTAATCCTGTTATTCCTAATGCATTACCTATCTTCATTGCAGTATTTTTCATACCTTCCCAAGTAGCTCTAGCCATTGCAACTGCTTTATCTTTTATTGCAACTGCACTTTGTTTTAGCTGGTATCCTAAACCTGCCTTTTGCATTGCCACTTCTCTTGTTTTTGAACCTAACATTGCATTTTGTGATAAATTACGAGCAGCTGTTGCATTATTTTCTTGCATTGCAGTTATCAAGCCTAACTTACGTGCACCGGACATTAATGTTGCTTGAGTAGCTTCTTTTGTTGCAAACATTGTTTTTATTTTTTGAATACCTAATGCTGCTTTATCTCCAGCCCATATCAAAGCCTTGATACCATATATTATTCCAAATGTTGCAGCTATTCCCTTTAAAACAGGAGATAGAAAATTAAACACTTTAGCTATTCCTTTTACAACAAGTAATACTGGTGATAAGGCAACCATAAATCCTTTAAATATTCCTCCAACAACTGACAGGATTGGTTCTAATACATTTGTAAATATACCTGCTATTGCTTTAACAACAGGATATAAAGCCTTCATTAAAGTTTGTTTTATTTTATTAAACTGAGCACTCATCTCTTTTGCTGCTAATGCTGCTTCTTGTTGTTTAACTAAATCTTCTCCTGATAATGTTCCTCCTTGTAATGCTTTACTTGCTTCTTCATATCTTTTCTTTTGGTCTGCCGTTAAACTATTCATTTGCTCTTGTTTCTGTAACGCATCTTGTAATTGGCCTACTTCCATTCCAGCTGCTTGAGCTAATTTCTTTCTTTGCAGAACATCCATTTTATTAAAGTCATGGATAGAACCTACCTGATTAAGAACTTCTTTTGTGGCACCTTCAATATCACCTTGCAATGCTAATTGTCTTGCAAGATCCATATTTATTCGTTTTCCTAACATTACTGATGCTTCAAATTCAGCTTCAATAGATGATTCTATATCTAATAATCCATCAGCAATATCAACCATATCACCTAATTCCATTCCTAACCTTGCTGCTTCAACTGCTGCTTTAGTTAAGGCCTTTACATTACCACCCATATATTTGGCAGCTTTTTTAGAATTAGTTGCAATATCTTTCATTACCTTTCCAGGCGCAACTCCGGCTGCTTCAGATAGATTAGCAGCTAATGCTTGAGTATTAAATGCCTCTGTAGATGATTGTCCCATTGCTTCAAATTGACGTTGAACTGCTGCTGCATCTCCTACAGCAATACCAAATGCGGCTGACATATTAGATATATTCTTTGCTGTTTCACCTGAGAAGTTCATTGTACTTCCAAATTCATCTTTTAAGGCTGACATTGCTTCAACTATTTCTTCTGTACTTGATAATGTATTACTACTAGAAGCTTGCATTTTTCTTGCCGACTGTAACATTCTTTCAGATTGTACTGCTGATTGTCCTGTATTCTTTGCTAGTTCTTCTGTTTCAGCTGACATTGATTTGAACAACATCAAAGCTCCTATTATTGCACCAGCTGCTGCTAATGGTAATAATGCTGATTTTAATGATACTCCAAATATTTTTGTTTGAGCTGTCATTGCTTGGAAAGATGCTATTCCTTCATCAACTCCACCAGCTAATCCTTTTTGAAGTGATATTTGGATTATTTCTTTCATTTTATCATTAAATACATCTAATCCAAGTGCTCCAGATAAATATGATCCTCCTGGAAAAGAATCTATAGTAGATTTTAAACTTTCGAATGGACCCATTATAGCATCAGTCATTGCATCTCGTTGAGCAATTTGCATATCTGTTACCATTTTTTGTTCTTCTAGTACAGTAACACCTTGTCTTAAAGCTGCAATATTTGCTTCAGCTAATCGAGCTCCTTCTGCTGTTAAATCATTTTTTACTTGAGCATAATGTATTTCTGCTTCTAATAATGCTTCTTGCGCAGTAACAGTACTCAACGATTCCATCAATCTTGAACCTCTTCCAGCTTCATTTATCATTGCTTGTTGAGATTCTGCTGATATTTCTCCCATTACATTATTTATTTGATTGGAAACAGCTAGATCATTTTTAACTCGCTGTACATATGCTTGATGTTCAGCATAATGTTGTGCTCCATATAATGCTTCAGCTTCTTTAAGGCTATTTAATTTATCTTGTGCTTTACTGGCTGCTATAACATTATTTTTTGCAAGATCTTGAAATCCGGCTATAGCTTGTATCTGGCCAGATGCAAATTTATTCTTTTTACTAAACTCTGCTAACGGCTTATCATAACCTTTAAATACTTTTGCAAGTTCTTGACCTTTATCAACTACCTGGCCTGTTACTGCTTCGACCTTTTTCATGCCTCGTTCAGTAATACCTACTTGCTTATTTATCTTATCACCTAAAGCAATTTTTTGTCGTTGTAATGTAATTATTCGTTGTTCATTAGGAGCCGATTTTGCCAATTCTCTGTTGAGCTGCTCAACAAGATCTAACTCTTGCTGTATCAGTTTATTTAACTCAGCTTGTTTTTTTGCTTTATCGTCTGCCATAATTAATTACCAATTATACGCCTTTATATCCTAATTTTTTAAGAAAGTCTCTAGTATTTTTTTCTACTGGACCCATGTCTTCTGGAGATGTTGCACTAATTATTTTATTACCTACTTCTAATTCACGCTCAAAATCTTCTAATGATTGATCTAAACGCTTTAGCGCATCACGCATTGCTGGATCTCTTTCAAGTTTTCTTAACTGTCGTTTTAAACGGCCGCCAAGAATCTTTTTCCATATAGGCGAAAATAATCCTTCATCAAGTTTATTGATTTGGTCTAATTGAGATTTTTCTAGTTTATTTGATTTTGCCATAGTTCTCGTCCATTTATATTACTTTATTATAAATATGGAACTATGTAATTTATGAGAATAGAATACTACCTTCTTCTTCGGCCAGCAGCCTTAGCTTTTTTAGCTGCTTTTTCTTCTTGTTTATTACGTTCTTTATGAACTTTTTCAATGGCCTTAAGATAGAATACACGTAACCAAACTGGCATTGCATAAACATCAGACCAAGTGAACCCACCTTTCCCCCAGTAGATAAGATCAAATATCTGTTGGTGCAGTACGGGCCTGTATTCAGGCCCCAGGCCAAAAAAACGTGGTGTCGATGGGCAAGTCCATATAGAACTCTTCACCCGTTGCGGAGTCATCAAAACATAAGTTCAAATCAACGTCTGGTTGTATTTCTCTCATATATGTTCTTAATGCTCTTGAATCCATTGCAAGTAATGAATTCTGTACAAATTTACGTATTTCCATTTTATCATCGTTACCATCTACTGATACAATAGAATACATTAATCTAGTTGATAAGGTTGAATCTACTCCTCTTGCAAACTTCTTTTGAGCTTTTATCTCTGCTTCAATTGCAGGCTCATCTGCTCCACATAAGAATTTAAATTCAACAACTCTTTTTGATGTTGGTAATGTAAATGAAAATCTATTTACGCCTTTAGTAAATAATGAAAAATCAACTTCTTTTTCTCTTAGCTCAGCTAAATCAACTGTTTCTTTTTGTACAGTACCTGATGGTGCTGTAATTGTACATTCGTAATCTTTACCATATCCTAATACTCTAGCTGCTATCATAATTGCATTTTTATCACCTAATAGTAATTCTTTATAATTAATTTTCTTTCCTTCACCGTTAGAAACAATTAAAGATTGAAATAATTTATCTAATACAATACCTTGTTTAATATATGATTGTGTTGTTAAAATATCTTCTTCTTTAGCAGTCATATATTTCATCTCTACTTTACCTGATGATAATGCGCTATCTTCTGAATATAATAATCCTTTACTTGGTAATTCTACAATTTCTGTAGGAAAGTCATGTTTTTTTGCAACTTGTCCTTGATATTGATCAATTGCTCTTGCTTTCAATTCCTCTGTAGAAATTTTACTGACTTCTGCCATTTGTTCTGTAGTTGGTTTTTTACCTGGGTATTCTTCATTTACATTTTTTGCCATAACTTGTCTTCCTTTTGTTTTAGTAACATTTAATATAAATATGCTACTGCCCAAAAAAAATCCCACCATAAGGTAGGATTTTTAATGATTATAATATTTTACTGATTAGAATTGAAGGATTGCATAATCATATTTAATAGTTAATTCAATATTAACAGCATCCTCTGTAGCCCAATCCATATCACCAAAAGTGGCAGCGGAAATAAATGCTCCTTTAATAGTCCATTCTTCAACTTTATCACCTACTGGACCTAATGTATTAAATACAATATCTTTCTTATAGAAATCAGAATATCCATCTCTTCCTGTTACTGACTCATGGTGTAATCTTACCCATTCCATAACAGCTTGCGCTCCTGATGGTACAACTGGGTCATATAATGTTACCGTAATATCTTGCCATCTAGATTTTCCTTTTAGCTTTCTTTCAACATTGATATGATCTAAAATTAATTCTCCTTGATCAATTGATGGTCTAGAAGCTGCTTTAACTATGTAAGCTGGAATACCTTCGATATACATTATAAACCTATTGGCTACTTTAGGCTCATATGCGGTATACATTATTTCATTTGGACTTAGTAAATCTGCCATTTTATTATCTCCTCTTATTTAA